TGAGATGACTGTGTCCCTGTTGAACTTGTACTTCTTTACCATCTTAGTCTGGGTTTCACCCATAGCGTAGTGATAAAGTATCTCGGCCACCTTACCCGGGTTACACCTACTTAGACTATTTACCTTTAGGGCCTCCTTCTCCTGCCCAACGGCCTGGATGCTTTCCGAAATACTGTTCATAAGGTCCAGGCGCATCTCATCTGGGGTAGAATTATTTGTATTCATTATCCCTTTGATAGGAAGTACTTAGGTAAATGTCAATAAAAATAACTGACTTTTTGCTTGACATGAGATTTCGTGGAACATAGAATCCGGAATCTCCACTGGAAGAAGGGAACCCCATCAGAGAAGTAACCATACTGAGTAGTACGGGGAGTCCCAGGACTAAGGTCTATGAGCTAGGTATTTTTTAAAGGGGTGTCTGATGATACACTAAACTAGCGGCGCACGCGTCGGCTGACCCCCTCCTCCCCCTAGCATGCGTAGTGCTATTCGTGAATTACACTTCGTATATCCTGAATCATACGAACTATTCTTCGTGAATTGATTATCTGGAATCGATCTTACTATGAAGGGATTATTTCTTCTACTTAGACGAGATGTATCCGTGCTAATCCTAGCCAATATCCGGGCCGTATGAGTTATCTGTTTAAGGGTGCTTTGATGGGTGGATTCTATGCTGTCACGGAAATTAATTGTATTTTTATTTCATTGGTTATCAGTAAGTTACAACTATCTTACATCTATATTGAAAAAAAAGCTTGACCTATTTTTTGGAGTGTGCTAGTATGTGGCCCAGTACCCGTTCATTGACAGTCCAAACGCTACCTTCCTCGGGGTGAAACCCAGAGGGTCTGACGACGTAGTAAGTGGGACATAGTTGGTAACCCAGCCGCATTCTGCGAGCGTCTCAAGCCGCTATAAATTCAATGACCGATGGTCATGGGGAGAGCCAACTAACACAAAAATAAAATACTATGAGTAAAACAAATCAAGATCTCGTCCGCTACGTTGTAATCACATCTGACGGCTATTGGGGCAAGTCTCCGAAGCTCGAGGACGCATTGAAAAATGCTAGTGTAACCACCTTCTACTCCTTGAACAGTAAGAAGAAGGACGCCTACAAGGCACACGTATATCGCCTAGAGCTTGACCCAGTAGAAAGCGTCTACAATGAGGAATCAGCCAAGGCGATACGATCAAGCGGTATCAGCCTAGATGGATACGAAGAGGGTGACCTCATCGAGCCGTGGGTCAACGAATGGGGTAGCCTCGGATCATGGGGTGCTAAATCAACCGAGAAGGTGATCGAACTCAAGCACAAGTAATTCATTCAGTCGTGGCTCTTCGGGGTCACGGCTTTTTGGGTGTAAGCATCCGGCTTACGCCAACTAACACAAAAATAAAATACTATGACAACTACACACAAAGTAAATACTGATCTAGCTCAACCTACTGAAGACGGAGTATTCCGTGTCGGTGTAACGGCTACGATCACTCGCTACATAGACATTCAAGCTCCCTCGCAAGAGTCAGCACACGCTGAAGCAGAGCGAATGTATCACGAAAAGGGTACTAACCAGTACGACTGGGAAGAGGACGCCGAAGAGTTTGAAAGCGTATTTGACGCTGACATTTAGTGCCAGGCCCATCAGCTCCACCTCAAAAGGGTGGGGCTTTTTGGGTGTAAGCATTCGGCTTACGACTAACAATCAACCAATCAAAATTATGAAAAAATCACCACTGCCTCATTTTACAAGATTCCTTCAACAACAGCCAGAAGATGGAAACCATAGATCATTCTACGAGACCAACAAAGAATTAGCTCGTGATATTGGAGTTGTGGTATCTTATGAAAATTTGGGCTGTAATTTCTGGGACTTGGTTAATCAAGCCCCAAAGGATTTACCGGATACATCAGACAGCAACGAAATTTCTCTGGATATTCTCTGGGCTGAAGAGCAATTAGAAATTGCCTTTGACCTAGCATAACTCAAAGCAACTAAACAAGCTCCACCTCAAAAGGGTGGGGCTTTTTGGGTGTAAGCACACTGCTTACGATTAACTAACCAACTAATACTATGACTATAGAAGAATTATCTGACACCGAGCTATGGCTCGCCTTAGACAAACTCAACAGCGTTGCTTACGCATCGCTTTCCTACGAAGAAAAGGCACTCCTCACAGATGTTGCCAAAGAACTAAAACACAGACAAAAACTATGAAAACAGAATTACAAATCGGACAGGCGTACATCATTGACGATCAGCCAATGGTGCTTACTGAAATAAATTATCGCGAAAGGAGGGACGATGAAGTTCCTTACTTTTACTTTACTGACGGACGCTACGGCGGCGGCAGAGTACTCGGCAATAGAGAGAGTGACCACGAGATATTGGAAAACCTACAGGTGGCTGAGGGCGTTAACCCACTTGAAATACTACTAAATCTAAAAGATAGCGTTTTCGCTATGGTTAGACATCATGATTAATTAGTCCAACCCCAGCTCGTACCTTAATCGGTACGGGCTTTTTTGGTAGACAAAGCTATGTATTTATGTAGCATCTAAACGATCAAGCGTGACACGATCAAGCGCAACTAACAACTAACAAAACTAATAACATGTATAACGAACCTGCGAAATCTACACTGGCATTTTGCCAATCAATGACCAAGAAGTACCGAGAACTTTTAAACACCGGTGACATAACCGATGGAGTAAAGCGTAGACCTAACCGACAAAAAATATGCGTGGACGAAGAGGCCGAAGCCAATTGGCTTGCCTTGGTAATCAAGCGCATCGAGGACGAAGACATGTCATGGACCCAGGCTGGTAAAGGTACTCCGTGGGAGGGAAGGCCAGAGTCCCTTAGACACCTAGCGATACGCCGCGGAATTTATAGCCCAGAAATATTTAAGGCAAAGAAGGCGCAAGCGAATAAACTAATTGATGCCGAAGCAAAGAGAGTAAATAAGTTAGCTCGAAGCACTAGAAAAAAGCTCGAGGATGTTTTAAAGGACAGTACAATTAATGTTGGTCAGTACTTCTCGGCTAAGGGAAGGCTTAATTTACCTCATATTGATAATCGTGTGAGAAATTAAATCTCATTGGTTGTCATTGACTTACCTAACTTTTGATTGACATAAAAGCTAGGGACTCCTTATATGGAATAAGATGGAAGTTTATAATAATCAAATGCTCCTACATAGTACTAGGATACTTTTATATATTACTTAGATTTTCTGCACACTTTTTAAGTAAAGTTGTGCCTACATAAAACCAACCAACTAAACACATGAAAATACAAATACATACCTACCCTGATGGGCCAGCCATAGGTTTACCTAAAGATGAAATAGTATCAGCAATGGGACTGAGGGGACGATTCTCCGAGACTCGCATTGGGTTACTCGATGCCGGTGATCAGTACATTATGCCAATACAGACTGAGTTAGAGCCTCGCTCCGACACTCAGCTACTGGCGCTTATGGCGCAGCAACAAATTCGGACATGCTATGTGGATAACATAATGGACGAATCACATAAGACACTTATTCTTATGACCTCCGAGGGATCAACCCTTTGGCAGTACGAGTACGCAAAGAGTGAATACTCTGACCTCGATGCCCTTCGGGATGGACTGAACTTCATCCTTGATCAAGAAGAACTATGAGTCACTTCTATAACTGCAAGAACCCATCAGAGCCTCAGTTCGAGGCCGAGGTGGGGACTCCTGCACAGGCTAGGAAAGCTGGAGCAGATGTTTATCCGTCAGTCACTACTGTACTTGGCATAGTTAAGGACCCGTTCCTTGATGAGGTGTACAAGCCACGAATGATAACTGACTTAGCTAGGGAGCATCCTAACAGACCGTGGTCTGACCTAGCTGAAATGGTGTACGGCACGAGGCCGCACCCTAAAGACGGTGAGTTAATCCCGTCACATGAATTTGGAACATCGGTTCACGGAACTATTGAACGGATGATTAATCACCACGTGCTAGTCATTGACGAACATCCAGGCAGATCATGCTGGGACGAATGGGCCTTACCTTTCCTTGACTGGATTGATTACAACGATGTACAGGCGCTGGGCTGTGAAAAAATAGTCAGCCACGGAGGCATAAAGATTGCCGGGTCAGTGGACTTCATAGGAATCAAGGATTCAAGAATATTTCTAGCGGACTACAAGTGCAGAGTAAATACGAAGGGTAAGGCTAAACGATATCAGAAGGACTGCTGTCAGCTTGCCATTGAATCGTACATGCTTATGCACCTACAGAAGCTACCCTATCTACCTAAGATTAGATCCGTTATAGTGGACTGCGATACCGCGGAACACATTCACTACGAATGGACCGAAGAAGAAACTCAGTGGGGAATCAGAGTAGCCAAAGCGGCCGCGAACCTTTACTGGATGTTAAGGATGCAACCAACTGTAAAACAATAATATGAATCCATTACCAACTGACGCAAAAGAACGCAAGACCTACCCTATTTATTCAGGGCTTATCAAATACTTTCCTCACGCTATAGCTAAGGTATCGCACATAAGTTACCTCGGAAGTCAACAGCACCATCCCGGCCAACCCCTGCATTGGGATCCGGAAAAATCAAAGGATGAACTGGACGCACTGATGCGTCACATGATTGATGAAGAGTGGGACAAGGTAGCGTGGAGGGCCTTAGCAAATTTAGAACGCAAACTTACAGGCAAATGTTCGTACGAAAATGGGATCACGGAATGATTGAGATTAAACTTACTGACGCAGAGGTAATGATGTGCAGGCACATAGGACACCTTAGATCCGTAATGTCCCGTACCAATAACGTAAAGGACAGGAAGCATTCGGATATGGCTGGGATGGACCTCGATGCACAAGGAGTCACGGCCGAGTACGCAGTATCAAAGCACTTCAATACATTCTTTGATATGGGACTAAGTCCAAGATCCGGCACAGCCGATGGGACTATGAAGGGGTACACCTACGATGTGAAAAGTACTCACCACGAATTTGGAAAGCTACTAGCTACACTAAAAGAAAACCCTGATGTGGATATGTACATTATGTGCATTACACCTGATCGGTGGACTGTAAAGATAGTTGGCTGGTGCTTTAAGAAAGAACTAATCAACGACAAAAACATACAGGACCTAGGATACGGAAGGGGTTACGCACTTGAGCAGCGCCAACTTCGTGCCTTCAAAAAATAATGAGTATATCACAAATAGAAAGTAACGTAGAGCGTATACAAACACGCATCGATATGATCCGACAGGAGTCACGCACACTATCCTTTAGGATAGAAAGGATGCTAGAGCAACGCAAGAACCTC